TGAAACAGCACCCTCACCAACCAGGATTACAGAACCTAGAGTAAAGATAGTTGTTTTTTTTAAGGTATTAAGTACTTTATTCATAGTACTTCCTTTCATTTAAGGTGATAACAAGCAAGTGCTTATCACAAATAAGGGACGCTTGATAGATTGTGTGTGGATTTGAAGGCATATATGTGTGTATGTTAGTGTATATTAAAAACTTAGGGGTTTCTACACCCCTGTGCTCAGTGGTCCGCGCTCACGCGGAGGGCGAGCCAGATGGGTGTACAGGGTGGGTCTAAGGATACTGAGCACCTGACTATACCCATCTAATTAGAGGGTGTAGTTAGGTGTACCTTTTGAACTCAACTGAATTATTTGAACTCAACCTAATTCGAGGGTCTAACCCCGAATTCAAGGGGGTACCTATAAGCATGTTTCTCTCACTCGCAGTCTAAAATAGAATTTGGAACAAAAATCTTAATAAATCGTTGCATTGTAATAAGATACGTATGTAACTTAAAGTAATCCATGAAGACATTATATGAGATATTTAACTTTAAAACTGGTGAATGGGATAAGCGTTCGTTGTCCGAAGAAGAATTCTCGGATAAAAACAGTGAAGATTTAGAGAACTATGAGGCTCTGAACGCAGAATATGATATAGTATGCGAAATTATAGATCAAAACATAAGTGAGTGTGGAAATAACTTGAAAGATCTAAATTGAAATTACCAATTAGAGTATGGATTCTAGTATACTAATAACTAGTACTAATAAGAGTAATATAATTAGAGTAAGAGAGTCTTATTAAAACTCTTATAACTATAGTCTTATATATATTCTCTTATTATGGAGAATATATATACAAGTTACTAGAGTATATAAATAAGATCACTCTAATTAGAGGGAATCTTATTAGAGGGTGGGTAATTTGATAAAGATTTCTCGAAGAATAGGCAATAAGAGTCCTACTCTTCATAAAATATATACAGAAGATGAGGCTAAGAAGCTTAAGATGAGCTATGTCCATTGGAAGACTGCAAAGCAGGGAGAATGGGGCATTACAGACGATGGGTACGTAGCTAAGTGCTTTAATAGAAAGAAATATGTGGATAAATGCGGAGGTATGAAGACATTTATCAAACTTACGTGCGGAGTGGGCTGGGATAGCCCAAGTGCTGCTATAAAATTTCTAGATAATCAGAAGAATAGCATGTACAGCAAGATAAATCCCACAAAGACGTGGGATGAGCATGAGTGCGGTAAGACCAGAACCAAGAATATGGTGAGGGCTTATGCCTATATGATGATGGGAGACGGAGGTATAGACTATACGACTCTTGGCAATATATACCGCCCAGATCAGTTAGTACCTGGGGCTACGGTAAAAAGATTTTTAAAAAAAAGAACGGTACAGAAAATGGTAGAAGAAAAGATTAAGGAGCTTCTTGAGAAGAAGGATGTAAATAAAGAATTCGCTGTAGATAATATCCTAAAGGCTATCCGTATGGCCGAATCAAAGGGTGATGTAAACAACTTCCTAAAGGCAAACGACTATATTATGGATCTTCTTGAGATGAAGCCAAATAAAAAGATGATTACGGACACTATTCAGATAGATGTCACTAAGCAAATAGCAGACACAATAGCTAAGGAAGACAAAAGGCTTACATTACAAAGAAAGAGTGAAGAAAATGATGTTAGTGAATGAAGAGGGACCAATGATGAGGATTAAGGATGTGCAGCTTGATAAGGCCGTTTATACACTAAACGAAATAGCCGCTATGGATGATTTAGACAGTGATCTGACGAACTTTGTTCTAGATACTCTAAGGGAGATAGATATACTTTGGGATATTAGTGATTCTAATAATGAAGACTACTATTAATTGTACGAATATTGTCCCCTTAAGGATAGGAAATGTGCGTTTGCGGGTATGCATAGGGGAAACCTGCATTGTGGCCTTAAAACGGGCAGTTTGCTCGAAAATAGGGTATCTGCGATAAAGGTGTGCCCGCTTAAGCCAAAGAAAAGGCGAAAATGACTGATTCTGAACTTGTAAAAAAGAAACTTAAAGAAAATATGATTATGTTTGGAAAAATTATAATGCCTAACATGTTTTCAGCAGCATCTCCAGACTTTCACTATACTATAGCAGATAGTTTGATGGACGAGAGTATTAAGCAGGTAAACATCATTGCCCCCCGAGGACATGCAAAATCATCTATAGTTGGTGGTGTTTACCCGCTTTACCATATAATGCATCAGAGGGGGGCAAAACTTATAGTACTGGTATCGAGAACGCAGGATCATGCCGTCAAGCTTCTTGGTACCATTAAGGATACAATAGAGTTTTCACCAACATTCAGGGGCGTGTATGGCTATTGGGGCCAGCATTCTGCCAAGCAATGGTCAAAGACAGAAGTAGAGCTAAAAGATGGTACTATGATTATCTGCAAGGGGACAGGTCAGCAGCTTCGCGGCATTAAGGTAGGATCTCAAAGACCTACGCTTATTATTGTAGATGACCCAGAGGATGAGAACAATACCAAGACATCTGAGGCTATGGAACAGAATCTTAGATGGCTTCTACAGAGCGCCGTTCCGTCTTTGGATCCCCAGAGGGGAAAGATATGTGTTATTGGTACGCCACAGCATCAACGCTGTCTTGTTGAGGTATTAAAAGAGATGCGCGGTTGGCACAATCTATGCTTTAAGCCAGACATGGATAATAATATTGCTCTGTGGGAAGAGTGGCAACCTATAGAAAAACTTAAGGAAAAGAAGAAAGAATTAGAGTCAATTGGGAGAACGTCTGTATTCTATAGGGAATATCTATGCGAGATTGTTGGAGACGAGGACCAGCTATTTAAAGAAGAATATATTCAGTACCATAACTTTGATTTAGATATAGACAAGGATGGTAAGCACTTCTTAAAGAATAAGAGCGAAAGATTTCCAGTAAATGTATTCATAGGGGTTGATCCTGCATCTTCAGTGAGGTCAACGGCTGATTATTCTGTAATTATGCCCGTTGCCGTGGATGAGCACAATAATAGGTATGTTCTCCAGTATTACCGCAATAGGGCAACCCCTATGCAGCTTTCAGAGACTATTATTGAATACTTCAAAGTACTTAGGCCAGTTAAGGTTAGAATAGAGAGTGTTGGGTATCAGGAAATGCTTAGGGACTACATCAGACAAAGATGCGACGAGGAGGGTATCTTTATATCTGGATTAGAGATAAAGGAAAACCCAAGAACGTCCAAGTCTTCTAGACTTGAGACTATGCAACCATACTTCGCACAGAAAAAGATGTTTATCAGAAAAGACCAGCCAGAGATCAAAGACGAGCTTCTATTGTATCCACGTGGAAAGCACGATGATTTGCTGGATGGGCTATTCTATGCAATGAAAAAGTGCTACATTCCATCTCATTCTACCTATTCTGGTACTGTAAAGAAGAAAACTAATAGACAATCATCCGATGATATTACTTGGAAAGTTGTCTAATTCGTAATATTTAGGAACTTTTTGGTTTCTATTAACGTATAATTTCGCAAGCGCTTTGCGCTTGCTTGATCTATATATATATTATAATTGCAAAACTATAACTATAACGACGAAGTCCAGATAGTCCGCGACCTTTTCTCTGAATATAGTTCAGATAGAGAAACGTGGGCGGCTCAAGCAGTTGAGGACAATGAATTCCGAAACGGAAAGCAATGGACTAGAGAACAAAAGCTTGAGCTTGAGAAAAGATCTCAGCAGCCTTTAGTCGTTAATGTGATTTATTCTACCGTTGAGCAGGCAAAAGCTATGCTTACCGCCAACTCTCCCAAATTCCAATCTACAGCAAGAGAAACATCTGATACTGCGGTCGGGAAACTCTTCTCTGATCTTATGGCATATATATGGGATCAATCTAATGGCAATATCGAGCTCAAGCAGGCTATTGATGATTATTATGTAAAGGGAATGGGAGTCTTGATGACCTATATAGACCCAGATGCCGACCTTGGATCTGGTGATGTTAAGATCAAATCAATAGATCCACTTGAGCTTTATATAGATCCCTCTTCAAAAGATCCATTCGCCAGAGATGCAGCTAATCTTCTTATAGCAAAGACCATGTCTCAGACTCAGTTGATATCATCATATCCAGAATTTGAAGAACAGATCCAGGCATCAGCAGAAACTAGCTACATCAACATGCCAACTGAATCCAGAGAAGGTCTATATGGCGAAGATGTAACAATGAAAAGCAGACGACAAGGAATGTCGCCCTCTGGAGAGAGGGAACTTGAAGTTTTTGAGAGATACACGAGGGTTAAGGTTCCTCTTTTTAAGATTTACGATCCACAAGCAAATGATTCCGAGGTTTTAAACGAGGATCAATATGAAGAGTACCGCGAATCACCTTTCGTTATACTTACCACTACTGGTGAGCAAAAAATACTTACAGACGACGAGAACGTTAAAGACTATATGGCAATCAAAGAACAACTTGGAGAAACATATCATATAGTGATAGATCCCAATACGGGCCAAGCTGTTCCGCAACCTGGGGAAGAAACTCTTAATGCTGTCCCAGGATCTACTACAACCATCGATGTTCTACCCAAAAAAGAACTGATAGATTCAGAAAAAATTCTTGTTAATGAGGTTGAGACAACCAATATAAAGCAATGTGTCATTGTGGGAGATACATATCTCTATTCCGTTATTCTTCCCATAGAAGAGTACCCTATTGTACCGTTTATGAATGGCTTTAACAGAAATCCGTATCCTATCAGCGATGTACGTCTCGTAAAGGGACTTCAAGAATATATAAATAAAATCAGATCTCTTATTATTGCACACGCATCCAGCAGCACAAATGTTAAACTTCTTATTCCGAGAGGATCTATGGATAAGAAGCAATTGGAAGACGAGTGGGCTAGGGCTGGTACGGGTGTTATTGAATATGACCCTGAACTTGGTCAGCCTATTGTGGCTGGACCAGTGCCATTACCCAATGAACTGTATAAGAATGAAGCCGATGCTAAGTCTGATATAGAGCGCATACTTGGTATTTATGCTCTTATGCAGGGCGATGTCGGATCCGCTCCTCAAACATTTAAAGGTACCGTAGCTCTGGATGAATATGGACAAAGGCGTATTAAGAGCAAACGCGATGATATCGAAGAATGCCTTAATCAGCTTGCAAAGTCAGTTGTTGGGCTTCTTCAATTTGTTTATACAGATGAAAAAGTTCTTAGGTTAATGCAGCCAAATAATAAACCTAAGGAAGTTACTATCAATAATCCCCTCTATGATGATATGGGCAATATGATAGGAAAAATAAATGACATTACAGTCGGCAAGTACGATGTAATCGTTTTATCTGGATCTACTCTTCCATCTAATCGATGGGCAAGGTTTGAATATTATATGCAACTATATCAAAGTGGGCTTATTGATCAGATTGAAGTGCTAAAGCAAACAGACGTCGCTGATATGGAGGGCGTTATGGATAGGGCTGGACAAATGAATAAGATGTCTCAGCAAATACAGAAACAAGAAGAAGAGATTAAAAATCTCAAAGGTGACCTTCAAACTGCACAGCGTGAGTCACTTCACGATCGTAAGCGTGTAGAAGTAAAAGAATTTGAAAAGAAATTAGCTAAAGCAGAAGCTAAGGTAGAGATGGCATCCAAGTTATATCAAACACGACTTCAGGATGAACTCAAGAACGCGAAGGAAGACTTGTCCGATTTTGACGAACAAAGGAATACAGTTCGTGAGGACAATGAACAATTATTAATGTTGGAGGAATAGAATGGCACTACCACTATTAGCAAGATTAGCCGCTCTCGGCAAGAGTGTTGGCCAACTAGGGAAAGTCGCTGGGCGATCTGGATTGAATTATGGAAAAGCTGGGATGTCAAATTTAGGGAAGACTATTGGTAATACTAAGATGTATCAAAACTATCCAAACTTAACAAAAGTTGGAGGCGCAGCCTTGGGTGCTGGGGCGCTGGGTGCTGGTTTATCATCTGACGATACTTTAGACAATAATGATATTGATTGGGTGGAAACAACATATGACGGTAAGACTTATGAATTTGCAAATACACCATATGTTCATCAGATTATGGCGCATAATGGCCCTCTTCATATGAAAGAAACAGTTGATCAACTTGTTGAAGTTGGATTGATGAGACTTATTGAAGATGACAGTAACCCCTTTACACAAGACCTTCCACGAGGTAATCAAATGACACCAGAGGATTTTAGATAATGAAAGAATTGAAGAGCGGTTGCTGGAAGTAACCAAATCGCAAAGGAAAAGTAATGGAGAATATCATAGAAACACGTGATGCTGACAAGCCACAGGCAGAAAATGTTGGAATGTTCACAGAACAGCCCAGCATTCCTGAGGGGAATATTCCGCAAGAAAACGCAGGATATCAGGCAGAGTCAATCACGGAAGAGACAGCACAAGAGTCCTCAAAAGAAGATAGTACACGTTTTGAATATTGGCAATCACAGGCAGATAAAGCCAAGGGAGAACTTTCAGACCTTAGAAAAGAGGTGGATTATTACAAAGGCAGCCTTGCTCCAGTTGAGCAAATGCTACGTGAGAATCCGCAGATCTTGGATAGGCTGGAAGGATCGCCCTCCAATGGACAAGCCCCTGGATACCCCAACACTGGAGTTCAGGGAAATTCACTGAAGGAGCCTGTCGCACCTGAGAAACCACATTCATACAATGAGGTCGATGCTTACAATGATGCCCAGTCGGAATCATTCGAGTATCGTCTTGCGAAAGAGAAGTATCGAGACGATTACCTTACACACTTACAGGAAAAGGATCAAGTGCGTGAGAAAGCGCTTCATGAGCAATACCGCCAGCAGATGTCTATTCAGCAAAATAATCTTGTACGCCAACAGGCTGCGAGTCATGCTGTTAATAGTTATGGCTGGGATCATGGGAAAGCTAATGAGTTCGTACAGTGGGCGCAAGCTCCTGAGAATTTGACTCTCGATAACTTAGCAAAGTTGTTTGAACTCAGGACAAACCCAGACCCAGTAGTAAAACAGCGCACAGAAGAAATGCAAAATCAAAGAGAGCGCATGAATTTACCAAGGACTGCCTCAGTGCAGCCTGGCAAATCAGAGCAGCCAAGAAATGACGAGCAATTCTTTAGCGATGCCCTCCTGGGAAAGGTTTGAACTATAACTAGGAGTAAATTATAATGGCAGCAACTGAGAAGTTACTGAAAGCTTCTGGTGTACTCTATACGGACCGACGAAATTTTTACGTCGATCCACAGGTCACTAAGGAGTTATGGACCGACGTAGCCCCGTTTACTACTTTAATTAGTAATCAGGAAATGCGGAAAGTACCAGACCCAGTGTTTAAGATGTTCGAGCATCGTAATCCTTGGGTAAAACAGAAATTCGTCATCAATAATGGTGGCGGATACACAATTCCCGATGACGATACTGGCGTAGCTAGTGTTGCTATTGATGGAATCGTGGGATTAGCCAGTTCAGCAGATAGTTCCTATGTAGGGCTTGTTGTTGAAATCTGGAATTCAGCAGAAACCACAAATCGCGGGTGTGCAGTCATCACTGCGTCTTCCACGACCTTAACATTAAAATCATTAGCAAATGGAGCTATTTCTGTTTCTGATGATGATATTTGTTATATCGTTGGTAGTGCGCATGGTGAAGGTAGCTCAGCGCCAGAGGCATGGTCAGACGAACTGTCTGTTGTGTTTAACTCTTGTCAAATTTTCAAGACTCCTCTTCAAATTACGGGAACGCTGCAGGCAGCAGTTCTTCGCGGAGAGTCTTCTGAATTGGCAAGGCTGCGTAGGTTAAAAGGACAAGAACATAAAATGCAGAAAGAAAAAGCATTT